TGCAGTTTTTAGTTTTCTTCTAATAGTGTAAATGACTGAGGAACTTGAAGTAAATCCACTCAGGTTGTTTAGTGTGACTTGCTTGTTTCCTTTGTCTACACTAGCAACAACAGCATTGCTATGGAGGATTGTCTCAGTGCTTCCATTGAGAATATCTACACTATCACCAACTTTCAGACTTGACTTATCAATTTCAGTCTTAAGTTGGAATGTGGAACCAGAGATGCTCTCAACATCAAACCTGGAACTAGTATTGTATATCCAGGAGTTCGCAAAAATTTCTTTGTCAGACTTATCTGACTCTGGATTTAGAATTTTCTCACCAACATTCTTGGTGTAGATCTTCTGACCCTCTGTTGATAGTAGAACATCACCTAGTGTCTCAAACTTTGATAGGACACCAGTAATGCGTATTTCTACCTTCTTAGAAGTATCTCCATTTTCATATCCAATGAATACTTCATCGGTTCTAAGATCTGTTTTTGTTTCTATTGCAGTTCCAATTCCTGTGCAACCTAAAAACTGGTTTACAGTTTTGGATGTATATTCAATGGTGTTTCTACCAGAGATAACTTTTCCAGTATCAGCAAAACCGACAGTGGAATCAACTGTGATAACAGAAGAACCTACAGATACTGGTCTGATGACTTTTGTCTGTGGTTGAATATTAAATGTCCCTTCAATGAGGTCTTTATCATCAAACCCAATAAACAGACCAATCTTAAAATATGTGCTAATACCAGACCTGGTGAAGATTTCTACTTCGGATACTGATGCTTTGGTTTCAGAGTCTGATGATTTTACAATGGTCTGACCAACTAGGTTATTTGGATCTCCAGAAACTCTTTCTGCAATTACAACTTCTCTTCTTCTATATTCTGCAGAAGATGGTTTTACTAGATATTCTTCTAAATCAACAATCTGTGGAACTACACCATATAGTACCTTGAAAAGAATCTTGTATGAGTCTTCAGTTCCCTTTGCCTCATAGAAACTTCTTGCTTCTTTTATGAAGTTGTTGACATCAAGATTCTCTACAAAGTCAACATCTTCAAGACCTGGAGTAAAGGTATACTTGAGTTTTTTGTAAAACTCATTCAAGAATAATGCACTTAAGTTCTGTACATTAGCACCACTTGCGTGCTCTTCTCTAGAAGTAGTATTGAATACTAACTCTTCTGGATTTAGATCTGAGTGATATGAAGTAATTCCACTGAATCCTCTAATACATCCAGTGAACGAATTTGTTGTTATTCCAGTATATGTAAAAACTTCATTGTCAATTTTAAACAGACCATACTCTGGTGGAAAACCTTTTGTACTCGCTACTACTACAGTATCTGCAGTTGAAGAAATTCCAACAGAAAGCGTTGTTTTACCAGAGATAACCTCAGTAGTAAGGTTATCAAGTTTTAAATATTGATCTAAGTTTTCTGAAATATCAGAAGGTCCACTTTGATATTCTTGAGAAATATAATATTGCTTTAAGAAATCTATTGTTTTTGGACTTTCTGCTCTTAAAAACTCTGGTAATTGTTTTTCAATTATCTGTTGAACTTTTACCCTTTTCTCAAAGCCCGTTTGTATCATCTTATCCTCTCTTAAGTTCTCCGTTTAAGTAACTAGAAGTAACCTTGTATCCGACGCCAGATATCTGCTCGCCAGAAGTTATAGTATCTTTAACCATATTTATGGTGCTATCAGCAACAGAAAAAGAAAGATACAAATCCTTAAGACCAATAATATCATTTGATTCTGGGAATGCCTGAATCTCAATAATATTATTTTCTACAGCAGTAGAAGTGATATTTAGTGTGTTGAGAATGATTTCTCCAGTAGTATAGTTTACTGTACCAGCAGACTTAACAACAACCTCATACTTACCAGTTTCATTAACATCCTTTACAACTGAGATAACACCCATACCATTAGTTCCAGGAACATCTGTAAAGTAGAACGTTCCTGTTCTTCCGGCAAGAGTGAAACCAGTACTCTTGATATTGAAACCATCCTTATTCATATGGAACTTATTTCCATAGCACAACTCATATTGTGCAGATTGATTAATAAGTGCTTTTAAGTTTCTGCGAATAATAACTCTTGTAATGTTAGATGTAATTGCATTGTCACTATTATCAATGGTCTGACATAACTTACTATACTTAAACCTTCCGCCAAACTTATTAATATTGGAAGAGGCAAATGTATTCAGAGTTGATATAATCTTAGTTCTAAGAGCATTTACATTTGTAACCTGAGGGTTATTATAATAAACTGCAGAATCAATTTCCACATACAGAACTTTCAAGTCAGTAATTCTTTGGTTGATGCCAGAAAGTGCGTAATTCTTCAGTTTTGAAAGAATACTTTGTTTATCGAAGTCCGAAACAAAGTCTCCATTCTTTGGTTTGATACTAATAATAACGTTTCCATATTCTGGTGGGTCTAACTCTTCGCCACCAACCACTGATACGGACTCAGTATTTGGATAAATGGACTGAATGATTGCTTCGTAGTCACGGGCAGTGACTGCTCTATATTGTGATGAATATAAACGTGGAGCAAAATATTTGATAGAGTCAACATTCTCAATATCACTGCCGTTTGAGGCGGCATTGATAGTGGTGACAGAAACAGTACTAGAAGGTATTACAATGTTCTCTGAGGAGTCTGTAAACCTTCCAGAGAACGCAAATGTGGATGGTCCGTTTCCTTCGGCACCATCAGTAATAATGTATGAGGCATTTACAATTGCCCCATTTTCTAGTTTCTTTCCAAAGTATCCATCACCAAATAGAAGTTCGTATTTCTCATCTTGAACTTCTTGAAGTAAGTATATCTCTGATGTCTTGTTTAGATTTAAAATATTATCGACTACAGAATATTGTCTTCCAAGACCACTATCGGAAGTTCCCTTGACATAAACGACAATGGTGGAAGTATCAATGAATGAGTTATTTAAAATAAACCTTTGATCAAGAGAACCATCAACAACAAAGGTTTTTCTCAGATAGGTTCCCTGATAGATTGTAATATTATCATAAGTGGCAACTCCAGAAACTATGCTTGTAGTGATATCTTCTGGAATTGAAAAGACATAACTGGTGCTATCTACTGCACCAACGCACACTAGACCCGCCTTTAACGTCAGTGTAGGTGAACTGCTTGATGTTTGTACACTCAGAGATACATTTGCCTTAGCGGCGCTTCTAGAGCGTGGTACATAACCGATGTTTCTTGCTAGAGAAACCACGTTTTCCCTCAAAGTTGCAGAATCCAAGAAGGATTCGTTCACAATCATGTTTGAGTTGAACGCAGTGATGTAGGTATTGTACGCTAGAGTGTCAATTAAGATTGAAAAGTTAGAACCTTCAAAGTCAAAATCCGTAAACGTTGAGTTTGCACGGAGATAGTCTTTGATTGAACTTCTTATTTGATCAAAATCTAGGTTTGTAAATTTTGTAAAAGGCATATTACCTGGTTGCCTCTAGTAAGAACGTATATTGTTGAACGGGAAAATCTTGACCAACGATACTATAGACAATATTAACTTCAAATGTGTTGTTATCTGGTTGCGGATCAACTTGAACCTGAATATTCGTCACCCTAGACTCATAATTCTCAAGAACTGTGATGATTTGCTCCTGAATTATGGTAGCAGTACCATAATCAACGAAATCAAACAGACTTGAACGAACATCAGAACCCAAAAGTGGTTGAAAAAAGCGTTCAGTTGGAATTGTTTCGACTAAATTTCGCACAGAACGGCGAATTGCCGACTCATTTTTCAGAATCGGCAAGTCTTTTGTTACGGGGTGTGGTTCAAAGGACAAACTAATGTCCTTGAACGCTCTAGAAACCCGTGAAATCATGATTGTCAAGAAGTTTTCTTGACTTTATTTATATTTACATCCAAGGATTGCCGTATGTTGGCTCTGTTCCATAAGACCAATCATCATAATCTTCATCATTTCTGATCTTTTCATGAAGTTCAGTCTGTTTTTTAAGGTCATGACGAGGCGCGGTGTCATGCATTACCTCAGTAAGTACTCTTTTTTGAGGTAAATTCTCCATTGAACCATAATCAGAGATGAGTCTAGTGGTTCCCCACATCTCTCTCATGTATTCTTCGTTCCTATCGACAGGTGATTGTCCCATTTTAGCTCCTGATTTGCATGAAATCAGAACTTTTAGAGGGGTTGCTATCCCTTAAGACTATTTATTTTTACAAAAAAGGGGGCATAAAGCCCCATCAGTCAACCTTTACCTTGACCCCTATACTTCTTACGTGCCTTATTACGAGAAGACGAAGCGTATTTAGTCCCCATACCGTCTCCTTGACGAGACTTTTTAGGCGGTCCAGGGATATAAGAGCTCTTATTCAGTCCGACTTTTGCTTTTGCCATAGTTACTCCTCAATAATTTCAGTTTCAATCTCTTCAGGACTTGGAGAACCTGTCTGATAAAACTCTTGCGACAGGTCCTCCATTATATTGAAAAACTCTTCCTCTGTCAAGTGAGAGAATATTTTTCTGCCTTTACAATAAACGTTATAAAGACTGTTAGCCATGTCAAATGATTCTTGTCTTTTCGTGTCCAACGCGAATGCGAGGATCACACCAGATTTCAAAGCCTGCTTCCTTTGCATCCAAACAGAAACTTACATCCTCTCCACACATGTCCTGAACTTCACCAGACTCAAAGACTTGCATCTTCGGAGCAAACCAAGGATACTTAATCTCTTCATGCTCAAAGACTCCATGCTTGATGAGCAACCAACCAAAACCTGCATAGTCAACAGTAAATGGTTTGTTACGCTTTGCCATGGTCTCTAGAGTTTCATGATTCATGACTCCACCATTATTACGGAAGTCATCTTCCTCCATCCAGTGTGCAACAGAAGTCGTTTGCCCGTCTTCCGTACAATACCAACCACTTGCAATATCTTTATCCATCAGAATCAACTGAAGGAATTTTTCAGTATTAAAAACAATATCACTATCAATCCACAACTGATAGTCATACTTTAGCTTGCCATCCCAGGGAATCTGGTCAGGTCCACGAAGTACATTTGCCCCTAGGCATTTGCATCGTGCAAAGTTTACCATCGAGGAGTAGTCTTGACTAATCTGAATACTTGCACCTGCCTGTACGATATCAAAGCAGAGTTGTACGAAGTTCTTCAGATACGTGTAAGAGACTCCACGTCCAGGTAAACAAAAGACAATCGACTTTCCACGGAGAATCTCACGTGCCTTGTCGTAGTCAAATTCTTGTGCCGCACCCGTCGGTGCTTTTGCTTTAACGGTAAATCCTTTAGCCATAAAACAGTGTAATTACATCAGTTATCATACATCATTATGTATGAGTGGTCAAGAGTCTCTGTCAATCCTTAATGACTTCGGTTATTACGATACAGTCTCCTTCGACTTCCATGTTTACTTCTGTACCTTCGTACCAACCAAAGTCATTCAGTATCCACTCAGGAATAGTCACATAATACTCTCCAGTTATTGGATCGACCTCTACGGTTGTTATATTTTCTCCGGGATTTTTTTGCATCGCAGGTTTTTGTGATTCCATTTTAGTTTTATATAGATCGGTTGAGTGTAACACTTTATAGCTTAGGGTAGTTATGGGTTTTTATAAACCGCCTAACGCGCCCCGACCGCACGGGGACGGCGGCGGGGGCACTGCTGCCCACGAACCCAGAGAGTCTACCACATCGGCAGCGCCTCCTGTGCCTCCTGTGCCCACACCTCAGCGAACTGCCCTGCGATGGCAAAGGCACTGACGCCCAACTGGGGCTGAAGGCGTGACCCCATGGGGGTGTCGTCGTTGGCGCGACCAGTCCAGACGATCTGACGGGTCTGGAGGTCGGAGG